GAGGGCCCCGACCCTTCCTGTTTCTTTTTACCCCAAAAACGACTCAAACAGCCACTATCGGCTTGAATCGGATGAGAACCAGTCATGACGGCTGAAACAGGCTCTATCGGGCTGCAATCGGCTGAGGTAGGGGTAACAGAACCTCGTTATGGCTCCCAAGTACCTAGAATCCGGTCAAAGCCTAGTGATCTACCTACTCGGGGCGATGAGATGATTCAATTTTGCATCGACATCGGCTTTCCGCTGTTGCCTTGGCAGGAACAGCTTGCAAGAGACTGCCTTAGATACAAACCAGACGGCAGATGGTTGCATCCCTTAATAGGAATCATGCTTCCTCGTCAACAGGGTAAAAGTACCTTCATGGCTTTACGCATCCTGTTCGGTATCTATGTCCTTGGCGAAAAAATGCACTTGGCCACAGCTCACAAATTGACTACCTCATCGGAAATCTTTTTTAAGGTCTCGGAAATCATTGAGAACTCTCAACTGCTCCTGGATAATTTTGCCAAGAAGTATGAATCTAAAGGATCGCAGGAAATTCGGTTTAAGAATAAGGCTCGTTACCTAATCAGAGCCGGTAACTCAGCTGCTCGAGGTATCGCCGCACCCGATGTCATCCATATTGATGAATTGCGTGAGTTCGATACTGAGGATGTCTGGTCATCGATGCGATTCACCCAGATGAGTAATCCTAATCCGCAGGCCTATGTCTATTCCAACGCTGGTCATGCTAATTCGGTTTTATTGCATAAGTTTAGAGAACGCGGCCTTGCAGCTAGTGAAGGAGCCGATGATTCTATTGGCTGGTTCGAGTGGAGTGCTGAACCCGGAGCCGAGATAACCGATAAGGAAGCCTGGTACCAGAGCAACCCGTCACTTGGCCATACAGTCCATGAGGATAATATCAAGGACAGCCTTTCAGATCGTGAAGATATTTTCCGTACCGAAATCCTCTGCCAGTTCGTGTCGATGATTAACCCAGTTATCTCAGAAGCCGAATGGAAGAAATGTAAGGTCGATGACCTGCCTCAGCTAAATACAGAACACGATACTTGGATGGCGATAGACCTTAGCCCAGATAGAAAGCATGGCTCATTGGTCGCAGGCCAGAGAATTGACGGCGATAGGTTTATGGTGAGCCTTCTTCATACTTGGTTCAACCCAGTTAACCTCGATGATAAAGAAATGGCTAACGATATTGCTTATTGGGTTCGCAAGTTCCCGGTTAACGCCGTTGCCTATAGCAAGTCGACAGCCTCGGCGGTTGCAGCTCGATTAGCACCAGCCGGAATTCCTATCCATGAGATTACAGGCCAGGAGTATCAACAATCTTGCGATGAATTCGTCTCGGCAGTTTCTAGCCTTCGCCTTGCTCATTCGGATCAAGAGGAATTAACTAAGCAAGTCCTTAGCGCCGTAAAATTAACTCGAGGCGATGGCGGTTGGGTCATGGGGCGTAAGGCTTCTGGAATTGTTTGCGGAGCAGTTGCCTCAGCGATGGTTACTCACTTTGCGACACGCGCTGAATCTGAAGTAGACATTCAGGTAGGATAATGTCTAGACAGTAGCGTATAATATGTCCAATGGGAATCCGGGACATTTTTACATCATCAAAGCCAGCACTCGAGCTTACAGTCGATGCCGCTTCTGCTCCTGCGCCGTTTAATAACACGGCTTCATTCAATCCTTTTGTATTTACACAGTCAGTAGCAAGCCGTCAACAGGCCATGGCCGTACCAACAATCGCCCGCGCCAGGGGAATCATCTGCTCAACACTCGCCGGTCTCCCACTCGAGCAATACTCCAAGGTCGATGGTTCACATATGACCACTCCAGCAGTTATTAACCAACCAGACCCACGCGTTCCTGGTTCTGCTATTTACGCATGGCTTGCGGAAGACCTCTGGCTACATGGTGTTGGGTATGGTCAAGTCCTCGAGCAATATGGTGACACAGGAAGAGTCCGCGCATGGACTCGCGTTGCACCAGATCGTGTAACTACTAAACTTAATAGCAATCAAACAGAAATTGTTGGATACCAGGTAGATGGTTCAATAGTTCCTAATCAAGGAGTCGGTTCACTTGTAGTGTTCTATGGCCTCGATGAAGGATTACTCAATCGCGCAGGCCGCACAATCCGCGCAGCTCATGCACTCGAGCAAGCAGCAGAAACTTTCGCTAAGGAACCAGTTCCACTTCAGGTTCTTAAGTCAAACGGTACTAACCTTCCAGCAGAGCGCATTTCTAAACTTCTCGAGTCATGGCGTACAGCCAGACTTACTAAATCAACAGCGTTCTTAAATGCTGATGTTGAATTGCAAGCGTTGGGCATCGATCCTGCCAAATTACAGCTGAACGAGGCTCGTCAGTATGTCGCATTGGAATTGGCTCGCGCTTGCAACCTTCCTGCCTACTTCGTAAGTGCTGAAGCAACATCGATGACTTACAGCAACGCAATCTCAGAGCGCCGTTCGCTTATCGACTTCTCAATGAAGCCAATCCTTACAGCTATTGAACAGCGCCTATCCATGCCGGACTTCTGCCCGTCAACTGGTGAAATTCGTTTTAGCCTAGATGAATTCCTGCGCTCAGATGCTCTACAGCGCGCTCAGGTATACGAGATTCTTAATCGCATTGGCGCTATGAGTGTCGAGCAGATTAGAGAAGAAGAAGACCTTATCGATAACAAGGAGAACTCATGAAGATAACAATGCCATACGCTATTACAGCAGCGGATACAGAGTCTCGCATCATCGCAGGCCGCATTGTGTCTTGGAACGCTGAAGGCAATACATCAGCAGGCCGCACTATGTTTAAGTCTGACTCAATCAAGATGGCTAAGAATATCAAGCTAGTTCTACAGCACGATGTCACTCGCCCCCTCGGCAAAATGGTTTCATTCGAGGAAGATGCAGAAGGCATCACAGCAGAATTTAAGATCGCGAAGACAACAGCCGGTAACGATGCACTAGAAGAAGCTGCAACTGGCCTTCGCTCAGATTTCAGCGTTGGCGTAGATGTTGCAGAGTGGGATAACGAGAATGGCGTAATGGCTATCAGTTCATCCAACCTCATCGAGGTAAGCCTCGTCACAGACGGCGCAATTCCAGGCGCAGAGGTCGCGAAAGTAGCGGCAGAAGATACAGAAATTTCTGAGACACCTCAGGAAGAAACACAATCAACTACAGAAGGAGAACAAGTGTCAGACACTACCGTTCCAGAAGTTGCTCCTGCCGCAGAAACGGTAGAGGCTGCAAAGGTTGAAGTTAAGGCTGCAACAGCACCTTATATCTCAACAACTGTTCGTAACCCAATCGTTGATAAGGCTTCTTATCTCGAGCATTCAGTCCGTGCCTCACTCGGCAACGAGACATCAAAGATGTATGTCGCAGCAGCGGCAGATGTCACAGACAACGCAGGACTTGTTCCTACTCGTCAACTCACAGAGGTAATTAACGGCATCTCAAACGCAGACCGCCCAACAATTGACTCTATCTCACGCGGCACATTGCCAGATGCAGGAATGTCTTTCGAGATTCCTAAGATTACAGTTGCTCCAACTGTTGCAATCGCAACAGAAGGCGGAACACCATCAGAGACAGACCAGAACGCAGCTTTCGTTACTGTAAATGTTCAGAAGTTTATCGGACAGCAGACATTCTCACTCGAGCTTCTTGATCGCTCATCACCTGCGTTCTTTGCAGAACTCGTACGCCAAATGGAATACGCATACTCAAAGGCAACAGATGAAAGAGTTGCAACTGTTCTAGCAACTAACGGAACAGACGGCGGAAACCGCACACTTACAACAGGCGCTCTTGCAGCTGACTTCGTTGCAGATGCAGCAGTTTCTATCTACTCAAACACTCTTGGATTCGCGACTAACATCGTTGTTTCACCAGAGCAATGGGGCGCTCTTATGGGACTTGTTGATTCTTCAAACCGACCAATCTTCCAGCAGACAATCAACCCACAGAACGCAGGCGGAGATCTAACTGCGACAGCAATTCGCGGAAATGTTCTCGGACTTAACCTTCGCGTATCTCGCTCATTATCAGGCGTAGGCGATAACTCAATGATTATCGTCAACCCAGATTCATACACATGGTACGAGTCACCACGCCTCTCACTCCAGACAAACCTCATCTCAACAGGTCAGGTTCAGGTTGGATACTACGGTTATGGTGCAATCGCTACCAAGATCGCAGCAGGCGCATACCGTTACATGGTTGCATAGTAAATAACTAATCATGGGGGG